ATTTGTAGTTTTGGGCCAAAGTGGGTCTTAATCGGGCCTTGGAAGAAACAATTAGGTACAAAAAACTGTTTTTAGCTACGGACCAGACTTGTCTTTGTCGCACTTAGAGTGGGCTTTATCGCCCCCAGACTAACTTGACTCACGGGTTATCCGTAGATACCGTGTACAAACTGTGACGAAAGGGGCGACCAGCTTGCACGCCAATGCAAGCTGCTCGAACCATCATCAAAACCTTGTGTGACCAAGAGTTTTCAATGAAAGCGACTCCCCAAAAAGCGGGGCGGCGTATCCGCGCGCCACCACTCTGTAAATAAGGTCCGCCCTGCCGGGCCAACAGGATTGTGGATGCTGCGCTGACCGCTAAATCAATTTGCAGAATCCAAAACGAGAAGGAACGACAGAACGGATTTTTTTAATGGATGTGGATTGGGATCACCCGCTTGTACAGCAGGGGATAATTCCAGAGCACCTTGCGATGGAGTTTTTTGGATATACGAATCGAAGATCATTCGTTGCCTTTTGCAAACAAAACAAAGGCATGTGCAAACAGGTCAATCGACGATTTGTTTTTTCAGTCGAGGCGATCAGCAAATGGATCGCTGATAACCCGCAGTAAATTTGATGAAGATTAAAGCCAAGACAGTTGAAACCCAGCGGGATGGAATAGCGTTTCGCTGGCGTACTCTTGATGGCAAAACTCACCAAAAGTTTTATCGCGGGAAAAAGCATCGCAATAAAATTGAACAAGCTAGGGTGGATCTTGAGCAGCAGTTGAACCGCACTGGCAACGACCAAATGTGGTCGAGTTTCTGCCAAAGCTTGAGCGACTATTTTGAAGGTATGTCGCCTAGGTCGATTGAAAAGTCGCAGCAGACGCTGAAAAAGTTTAACCATTTGTTTGGCGACTTTGAATGCAGCGAATTGTCCAAGGAGCACATGCGGCTTTTTAAGGAATCGTTGAAGCAAGCCAATTTGGCGTCTGCCACCGTCGATTCCACTCTTGCAACAATGTGGGCGATTTTGCGATGGGGCTCCGACGAAGATTTGCTGCCTGTTGTAAACCGACCTCGAAAGCGATCTCGAAAAATAGATCGTGGGAAGAAGTCGAAGTCGAAAGGTCGCAGTTTGGCAACGGAGGAAATCGAGCGATTGCTGATGTGCATTCCGCAGGCTTGCAAACACGGCGAAGATCCTGCCAGCTTTACGCGAGCGGCTATGGCAGCGTGGCTGATCGGGCTCAGGCTCGACGATTGCCACATGTTGAGCTTTGAGCCGCGACCAGGTTGCCATTGGATCTCTGGCGACCTTCAGTTCATCCATTTTGCTGAGTCGCAGAAGTCGGGGCAGGTGGAAGCGGTTCCTCTCGAAAAGCCAGCAACCGAGTGGCTTGAAACACTCGATCAGTCGCTGGAATGGGTTTGCCGTGCTCGCGGCGATAAAGGATGGCACGCAACCAGCAATCGTCTTGGACGAGTGCTCAGTGCCGCTGGCAAGAAAGCCGGAATTGTCGTAAAACGCGATGTTGCTGGCGAATGCAGCAAGACAGCATCTGCTCACGATCTGCGTAGAACCTTCGCGACCAACCTGCTTGCCAGCGGGATGGCGATCAAGGACGTTCAACTGCGAACAAGGCACGCGGATCACAACACTTTACTTTCCTACTACGCTGATATAGATCGCAGTGCAGGTGGTTTTTCAGTGGTTGTAAAATCGTCAAATCCAGAAGAATTGACTTCAGGTTTCGCTGCAAAGTCTCGATAATTACTGTGGTTACACGCATAAGGCGCGAAGTGAGGGTGCAGGGGCTCGAACCCTGGACCTACGGATTAAAAGTCCGTTGCTCTACCAACTGCCTAGCAGGGTGCTAATAGGACGCTGCTTAGGAGGCTACTTAGCAACGTCCTAGGGAGCTTGCCTAGGAGGTTGCTAGGGAAGCTGCTTGGCGTGAAACCACTTTCGATAATTACTCGATAGACAAGGTGGTTTTTCAGTGGTTTCTAAATCTCCATGCCCATGCGGCAAGCCGACCCCCGGTAAGACGATCTGCGATTGCATCCGATGCGATGAATGTGGTCGCCATTTTGTGCTTTGCGAATGCAAAACAAGCAATCTGCAAAAAAAGCAAAGTATTCTCGATGCACTCCCGCTACATCGCGGCGACATCGAAGATACATCGGATCGACATTCTGCCGTTTTCGTCAACCTCTGGCGACTCTTGGCGACCTAATTTTCGCTGCTAGATTTCCCCTGCTTGTCATACGGCATCGCAGACGGCAGCACCTCTCGCGGGTTCCTCCGCAGGTCACAACCCGCTGTCGTCTGCTTTTTAGTTTTTAGTTTTAGTTTTGATTTGTGAGGTAGCTATGAGAAATGATCAAAGGTCGCTCTTCGACTCAGCGACTATTGAACGTCCGCTCGCACGCAGTACTGATGCGAGCACCTCGAAAGACGCTGCTTCTGTTGCACAGAAAGTTGCGTCATCTCAGCGTGAAAGAATGCTGGCTGTCTTTCAGCGTTTTGCACAGACATACAACGAAGCAGCACGCGAATGCGTTGTCCAGTTCGGGCAGTTTGAACGCGACTCTTATCGCAAGCGTGGAAGTCAATTAAAAGCGGCTGGACTGATCAAGGCTGTTGGCGAACGCACCTGTCAAGTAAGTGGATCGCGAGCGACCGTTTTCGAGGCAGTCCAGTGACCGTCGCAATTTCGTTTGCTGCGTTTGTAGTCGGTGCTGCGACAGCGGTGCTTTGGATGGAGTGGTTAAGAAACCTAGAGGAATCAGATGGACCCGAAGTTGAACAAGATTGAGAGACTGTGCTTTGCGGTCATTTGCACATCATTTCTCATCACTGCGGTCATTATTTTCGACAGCTATCGGAGTTGGTAAATGATCACTGACGACCAAGTTTCAGAACTGTTGACCTTGATGGAAAACAAAGATGCACAACTCGATGAAAAGTACGAGTTGCATTTTGGCGAGATGACGCACCGGATGAATTTTGATCCAGAAAGCGATTGGTACAAGCCAGAAGCAGTGCAAGCAGCAATCGTCGTCGGCAATGGGCAAATGGTTAATTGGTTACGCGACTGGATTTTGGAGAACAACCAATGAGCGGAATTGACCCTGAAATTGATCGCGTGCTCAAGCACATGATCAGGCGCAACCCAAAGATGAAAGACCCAAAGAACAAAATCGAATTACTTGCAGGCGAAATTACGCAAGTGTTCATGCAAGGCGTGCGAGTCGGTGAATCTATCGCTCGCAAACGATACATGATGGACCCAACAATTAAACCCGTTGATTTTTTACAGCAAGAAAGAGAGTGAGAGTTATGAAGTTACCAGCAGCAACATCAGATTTTAAGCCACTTGATCCCGGTACACATTTAGCGATCTGCTACGAAGTCATCGACTTTGGAACACAGCGAGATGTGTACGAAGGTGAAGAAAACATTCGTCGCAAGCTTTGGATTGGCTGGGAGATACCAGACCAAACCATGGACGATGGTCGTCCCTTTGTGATTGGGAAAGAGTACACATTATCCATGCATGAAAAGTCTGCTTTGCGAAAGCATCTTGAGGCATGGCGAGGCATTCCATTTACTGATGATGACCTGGGTGAAAACGGCAAGTTTGACGTTAAAAACATCATCGGAAAACCATGTGCTTTAAGCGTTACGCACAACGACAAAGGCAGAGCCAAGGTTGCCAGCGTGATTGCGTTGATGAAAGGAACCCAAGTTCCTGCGAAGACGAATGACGAGCGTTTTCTGTCGCTTGCACCTGACGAGTTTGATGTTGAAGCATACCACTCTCTTAACGAGTGGATGAAAGAAAAGATTGCAACGAGCCCTGAGTTTGCTGCAACGCAAAAGCCAGTCGCTGGCCGCGTCACAGTGCCTGAGATTGACGAAACAGACGAGAACGATCTGCCGTTCTAGGAAACCAGACTGGGAGTTTGGGAAGGACCGCGTCTGCCAGTACGCGGGATAAATCGACTGGCGTTTTGCCTGCTGTTGGACGCTCATCACATTCACAAATGAAAGGGAACCGTGCCGTGGAAGGTCTTAATTCCCCGATGAAGTCGGGTTCGACTCCCGAAGCAGGTGCTGTGTTTTTTACTCGTAAGAAGGATCGAAGATGACTGCTGCTGTACTAGCAATGGGTTTGTTTTTTAGTTGGACGCCTGGCGTGAAAACGCGAACACGCTCCTGTGAAATCAAACGTGAGGTGACGGTGACCAAGACTGTCGAATTGACTGATCAGGAGGCGTGCGAAGAAGAGTGCAAACGAATGATTCAATTTCGACGCATGCACGTTTTCAAGACGCCTGCTGGATGTTTTGAAGGATGCGGGATCAGTCGAAGCAAGGACGTTTCCACTTGCAGGCCAAATCGCAAGATGCGTTTGACCGGCGACTGCACAATTGAAAGGAATGGTTGGTTTTATCGCTGTCGCTTGTGGCGATAGTGGTTGAGTTGTTTGTCGTTTTCTGACTGTGGCGACAAATGCGGCGAGCTTAGGAGCCCTTGTGGCTGGCGTTTTTGTTCCCGTCAGTTTCACTATCGCGATGCAACTTCGCGACTCGCCGTTGAGGTATTTGGATGGATGTTAACGAAGACGAATGCTGGGCTCGCCTGTGCGACAAGTGCAGGCAACCAGTGGGAAGCGATTGGGAATATGCACTTTGCAAGGCATGTGGTGAGGAACCGTGCAAGCACGGCAACCAGGTCGAAGAGTGCAACGAGTGTTTTATCGAAAGTGATTTAAAGTTTGATGCCAATAGGGAGAGGTGAGGATGACGGAACACGCAGTAGACCAGCGAATTGAAATGCTAGGAAAGGGTTTAATGTCGAAAGACGGTGAAGACGCTTTGCTACAAGAAATTGTAGATGCAGCGAGACAGAAAAAAGGAATCGAAGAAAGTCCAGTCATAGAGAACCACAGATCGTTTCTGCGCCATTTAAAAAACAGTGAGAAGTCTGTGGACTTCGTGCGGCAATATTTGCTTGAGAAAGGTTATGCGGTATTGCAAAACCCGAGCACCAAAGCAGAAAGCCACGCTGATTGGAAGCAACACGCAGATAACGGCGACTTGTATATCCAGCAGCGAATCGAAGTTAAGCATTTGTCAATAGACTTCACCAAAGCTGACTGGCCCTACAAAGACTTCATTGTTTGTGCAAAACATTCGTTCGACAACGCAAAGCCAAAGCCATTTGCGTATTTTGTTTTGAGCAAAAGCAAAAGGTTTGCTGCGATTTTGCTCGTCAGCGAAACGCAATCGAAATGGTTTGTTTCGCGCAGAAGGGATCGTCGATACGAAGGCGTAGAGCAGGAGTTTTACGTTGCACCCATTGAATGTGCAAAGTTCGTTTCAATGGAGACAGCATCGTGAAACACACAGTACCGGATTGCATCAAGTTTAAAAAACTGTGCCGCCGCCTTTACCCAGACATGGATAAGGACATGCGTCATGTGCTCGTAACTGGGCATCTGGAGTTGCTTTGGCATAGCACTCAGTCAAACGCCCCAGCAGGCGATATAGGACGCTACACCGACGAAGAGATAGCGATTGAGGTGCGCTGGCCGGAAGAGCCGGAGCGGCTAATCTCGGCCCTTGTGGAGTGCGGTTGGATCGATCCATGCACTGAGCATCGGTTCGTAATCCACGATTGGGCAGACCATTGTCCGAACTGGGTAAAGGGCTCACTGAAGCGTCACGGCAAACCACTGGTTTCTGCTAAGGAACCTCCTAAGGAGGTTCCTAAGGAGGCTCCTAGGGAGCCTGCTAGGGAAGGTGCTAATAGTAGCCTCCCTAGCACCCATCTGAGCACCCTCCCACCTAACGTAACCAAACCTAACGTAACCAAACCTAACCAAACCAAACGAAGTAAGAAGCGGGTAAAACCCGCAATGCCCCCTACTTTGGAAGAGGTTAAAGAGTTTTGCAGAGAGAGGGAAAGCAGCGTTGATCCTGATCAGTTTGTTGATCACTACACGGCAAATGGATGGAAGCAATCAAACGGGAACAAGATCTGCAACTGGCAGGCAGCGGTTCGCACTTGGGAAAGAAACGGATTTAGCAAGCCGCTCGCGGCGGGCATTAATGGCAAAAAACAGGAGTTGGACTTTTGAAGTGGGAACAAACGAAAGAACTGTGGGACTTTTTTTTCATTGGGAGTCCAGACACAAAAGCCTGGCTCGCCAAGCAGGACGATCCAAACGCGACTTTTAAGCTTTGGCGGAACACAATCAAGAATTGCGACTTTGACGATGTCAACTCAGTCATGAACGACATGATGGATGGAACTCGCGACCGTCCAGAAGCTTACGAGCGAGACAGGACCGCGATTTGGATACGCACGCAATCTGACGATTTACGGTACGAGCGAAACCGGAAGGTGGAGCAGGAAGAAAAGTATCACACAAGCGCACGCGGCGCGATGAAGTATGTGCAGCAGACTGCGTTCGGTGGGATTGCTTGCCGACTTGGTCGCATGGTGCAGGAAAAGAAACTCACTGTTGAGGAAAACAACAGGCGGTTTAAGGAAGGTTATTTGTGGGACAAAGGCAAAATTGAAGCACCAGAGTGGTTGCGGAACATGCTAGGAGGCAAAGTTGATGAAACTAATACTCAGAGAAACGATCAAGCTGAACCTGACGAACGGGAACGATGGTCAGGGTCGGGCTTGGTACAGAACAGCATCGACTCGCAAAGCTATCGAGCAACAACTGAAGGTGCAGGATCTTAAGCGGTATCCATTTGACTTTCCGGTAAAGGTGACGCTCACGCGGATACTTGGACCCAACCAGAGGCTCTGGGATGCAGACAGCGTGCTCAGAGGGAATGCAAAACAACTAATCGACAGCTTGGTTGCGGTTGGCTGGTTTCACGATGACTCGATGAAATACATTACCCAGGTCGTCGGGGCTCAGGACGCAACCCAGCGAGAAATCGGCCCGGCAGTTCTAATTGAGGTGTTTAAGGATGAGTGAGTCACAATTTGAAAAGATGTTACGAGCACTAAAAGACGCCGAACGTCAGGTCGAGGTTCAGGACGAGACAATCAACGATTTGCGAGCAGAAAACAAGCAACTGCGTGAAAGGAGTTGGGAAATAAGTGAGGAGAAAAGGAACATCGACATGCGCCGCATCGAAGCAGAGGATGCGTTGCTGTACGAGCGACGCGAAGTGCAGCGGTTGCGAGAGGAGAACGAGCGCATGAAGTTTGTGATCCAAAACGGACTTGGATCGGAAGACCTTGTGGATGATCGAAAGGAGGTGGGTGATGAGTGATAAGATCAGTGGTGGCGACATTGCCCGAAGCATCAAAGAGTACCATCAGGAGTGCGAAGTCCGTTTGAACGCCGAGATCAAGCGGCTTCATGAACTTGTTGAGGCGGGCAAGGAGGATCGCAAGGCGATTGACGAACTTGTCGATGAGAATGTGCGACTGCGTGGGTTGATGCGGAATCTTGTGGAGAACGCTGAAGGTGGGGACTACGGTGAGATAATTGTCCTTGATGTTGACTTTATTGAGATCGAAAAGGAGGTGGGTAAGTGAGTGCGACAAGCCGGGATTACAAGGTTTACAAAAGCAGGTTTGAGCATCGACAGAAAGCCAAGCCGCCGCCAGAAATATTTGAGTATGAGTTGCAAGCTATTGCGTCGAAAGAAACGTATGTTGCGAGAGGCAAAGACCTAAAGTCTGCTATCGCAAATTATTTTGAAACTGATTTGATGCGGCGAATATCCGGCATCTCGGTTTTTTGTAGGCACGGTCGCGAGTGGTATTCAGCAACAAGAATGGAAACGATCATTAAAGTCGAAAGGATCTACTAAAATGAAAGACTGGATCACAATACCAGAGGCCGCGGATTACGCTTGCGTATCTCACCAGACGGTTCGCAAGTGGGTGCAGAGCGAATGCTTTGCAGTGCGGAAGCTGCCCGCTGTAGGCAAGCAAAAAAACGGACATATACGCATTGAGCAAGAGGTTTTCGCAAGATTTGTTGCTAGCCTGTCTCATAATTCTTCGCAATCTCAAAAGTCTGATGCAACCGTTTGACTTAGGGCTCTGCTTGCGTGTTAATCGACTTAACTCGCGAGCACGATATGTCAACGGTTCTAGTCATTCCCGACCTCCATGCGCCAGCAATCCACCCTGCTGCGTTTGACTTTGTGCTTGAAGTCGCAGAGGCGTATGGATCAATTGACCGAGTGGTTTTTTTAGGTGATGCATACGACCTTCACGCAATGAGCTATCACGCGAAAGAAGCAGGAATGCCAACTGCTCTAGACGAGGTTGAGCAGGCAAAGGAGCAACTTCAGCCGTTCTACGATCACTTTTCTACTGGTCGGGTCGATTACATGATCGGCAACCACGACTGGTTGATCATGCGAAAAGCCGTTGACGCCAACATCCCCGAGGACTGGATCAAACCGATCAAGTCGATCTTTGGCTTTCCAAAAAACTGGCGCATTCACCCACGCTTCGGAAGAGTGCTAATCGACGGAGTTCAGTACAAGCACGGCGAGGGGCTTGGTGGTGCGACCCCAGCTTTGGCACAAGCCAAGGCGTCGATGCGATCAACGGTCATCGGTCACTTTCACGCAAGCCTTTCAGTCAACTACTACGCAAGCGAGGATGTGCGTCTGTTTGGCCTGTCAGCGGGATCGCTGTGCGACTCCTCGAGCCTGGCGATGAAATACGGCGTCAAGTATGCGAAGCGACCACTGCTGGGCATGGGGGTCGTTGTCGATGGTGTTCATGCATACGCTGAGGCGATGCCTCTTAAAAACAGAGGCGTGCGATGAAATGGGTAGAGCGAGATGAAATTCACGTTCCCATTCGCGGCGCAATGTGGACTATCCAGTTCGTCGGTCGCAAAGATATGCCCAGAGCGACCTGGGGAGACTGCAACCATGAAAAGCGTTTGATTCGCGTGCGAAAAGACTTGAGCCCTTTGAATTTTACAGACACTCTAATTCACGAAATCAAACACGCTCAACAATACGAGCTTGATGAGCAGTTTGTCTCTGAAACCGCCACCGAAATGGCAAGCATTATATTTGCGACAAATAAATTTGACGTTTACCCACGAGGGAAACCTCAAAAAAATAAGAAACGCAAGTAGTCTCAAGCAGGTGTATTGACTTCAAAATCTGCTAGCTGAAACTTTAGCAATGTCGTTTTTAAATGCAAATCGTCGTCGCCGCGTTCGCGAGATCGCGAGAGAAGAATATCTGGTCGCGAGTGCCTTACATCCAAATCCAAAAAGGCAACCCGAAGGTATTGGCGCGTTAGCTATTAATACAGCGATCACTCGAATAACAAACGCGCCTGAGTATCAATCGATATTGGGAAAATTGCTTGCAGCAGTTGCGGTAAAGCTTGCAATCGCACTAATTGAAAAATGGGTTAAAGAGCAGTTGGTTGGGCAAAGCGTTCCTGCAAACTTCCAACCAGAGGAACCGGGATATGCCAAAACTCCGCGATAACAAAAGCTTTGTTTTCTTGTGTGGATGTGCAACTATTTGGTTCGCATTCTATTGCTGGAGGCAGGGACTGCTTGACTGGTTCCTCGTTGAAGAAAGCGAGGGATATCAATCGACCTCTGCACTCGCGATCATCGTATTGCAGGCCGCGTACAGTGCTATCAGCATGGTGGGATTGATTGCTATCGGAATTGTATCGGGCATCCTCAAGCCAATTGCAGAGTACACAGTTGACGCAGTGCGAGCAAAGTTCCCGAAGGTCGATGCCGCTGCCGCTGTTGCTGAAAACGCAATTGACTTTGACAAGCTTACGCAAGTCTTAAACGACATTGACGAGCGTCTAAGAAAGGTCGAGGACAAGCGTTGATCGACATTGCCAAAGCAGCAAGTCCGGCCCCGAAGCAGAACAACCTTTTGGTTGTTGTGTTGCTTGCTGCGTTGGCGTTTTTAATTTGGGATAGTGACTGGCTTTCGCGTTTTAAGCCAGATCGCGATGAGCAGGTCGTCAACAGCAAAGTTGCAAACGTGTTGCTAATTAAGTCTTTGGAGGGAATGACAGCGGACCAGGCTCAGGTTGCTGCAAGCGTTGTCCCTGATGAGATTTGCGACCAGCGGGGCATTGGCTTTCGCACGCTGTGGCAAGACGCGGACATCCAAAACGCAGACGAATGGGTTCGGCAACTTTTTGGATTCTACGCTGATGACGCACCTTGCATGGCAACGATGGACAAGCGTGGCAACCGAAAAGTGCAACCACTGCCATCGTCAATTTCAGAGTTCCGAAAAGTTATCGGAGCAAACTGATGCAAGATGGATCAAAAGGCTACATCGCCAGAAACTTTGCAGAGCAACCGTTTGGTTCTGTCGTTGAACCATACGAAAAACGCCACTCGCGTGATACCTGGAAAGACTTGCTGGAGTTGCAAGATCAAAACAGGACATCAGCCCTTGATGTGATGCTCAGTTCAAATTTTAAATCTTACGACCAAAAGAGCCTTCCATATTGTTGGTCATTTGGCGTCTGTGCTCCGGTCGCTGTTGCTATGGCACGCGCTGGTCATGATCCAATTCCTCATTTGTCTGCCAGCTACGTTGCAGGCAAAGTCAAAAACTGGAAGCGAGTCGGCGGATGGGGAATGCAAGCCGTCGAGGGATTGCTGAAATACGGATGTCCAACGACTGACGTTTTTCCCGAGGCATCAACAAACCGCTCGCTTGCTAACACTGACAAAGTTAAAGCAAGTGCAGCACTGCACAGCATTGTGCAGTTTGAAGAAATACAAAGCAACGACTTTGACGGTTGCATCAGTGCGTTACTTGATCCAATCAATCCAGCATGTGGCGTCAGTATGGCTTTCAACTACTGGCGACATCTTGTTTTTGCGTGCAAGGCTTGCTGGCATCCGCAGAAGGGTTGGGGAGTAGTGATACAAAACTCTTGGGGATCGCGTTGGGGCGACCAAGGAAGAAAAGAATTGTACGGTTCTAAAGCAATTGCTCACGAAATGATCGTAGTACGTTCAGCAAAGGTTAGGAAAGATGGTAAATAAGTATTTTGACTATGCAATTTACGCAGCAGCAGGCATTGCAATTTGCGTAGTGGTTGGTGGTGCTGTGTCAGCAGAGAAAGCTTCTGAGCAATTAGTGGAAGAGCAGAAGGTTCTGATGTCTGCGCCGATTGCAGAATGCAAGGATGGGGTATGCACTCCAGTATCTGAGCCACAGTGCGTAGCTGGTTCATGCAATGTCACCAAGCAGTTTTCAAGCAACCAACCTGTGCAAAAAACTGTTCGATCATGCAGCACTAGAGTTCGCCGTGGAATCTTTTTTCGCTGGAGGCGACGATGATGCTTGCTGTGGTTGATCCAACAATGACCGGGATGCTTTTATCTGCGTGCGGAGTCCTAGGTGGTGCTGTGACTTATTTGTACAAGCAGCAGAGTGCATTCCACAAAGACACATCGGAAAAGTTGCAGCAATGCGAAAGCGACAGGATCGTGCTGCATGAGCAGCAAAGCAAACTATGGGCCGAGCTTGCAAGGCAGGCAGGAACAAAACTTGAAGAACTAAAAAAGGAAATAAACGGTGATTGATTACCTCTTGGACGTGAAACCGCTCGAAGACGCTGGCGTTGATGATTCAGCGATCGCTCAACACTTGGCGTCACGCACTGCCAACGCACTCGCCTGCAGTGACGCACGAATCGTGCTGCAAGAGTCCGGTGCAGTGGTTGAGGATCCGGTTGCTGGAACGCGAGCAGGATCATTGATTGACCACTACAGCGGGCTGCCTCAAGGTGACGCAAAGTCGCTGCTGAGTTGGTTTATCTCGCACTGCTTTGGAAGCGGGGAATCGGTCAGCACCAACGAGTTTCCACGGAGCGTGCAGTGGGCAACCGTGACCTCTGGTATGGGACCGGATTTGCAGGTAGTTGCCGAGCAACTTATCGAAGCGGGTGGCGGTCAGCAGGCAGACACGAGCGTTGACGATGTCATTGCATCGCGGGAAGGGTACTACATCATCGTCGCTGACGAGCAGAGGATGGAAGGCATTGACCAACTAAAGGCGGACATCGAGAACCTGTGGATTAACCCAGCGTTGAGCGATGGTGTCAGCACTGCTGACGAGGTGCGTCAGCTAATTAAGTCGTGGCTGTGAATGGCTGACAACTTGCGAATATCGGTCAGGCTGTCGTATCCATACGTCACAGATGAAGCCGGGTGGGATCCTTGCTATAGGCAAGACGGATCGCCCTATGATAACTCAGCATACGATGCCTCGCAGGGGTTTGGCTTCACGAGTTATAGCGCGGGACAATTCCGCAACAGGAACAGCAGCAACGCACCGCAACTCGCAGGCATGTACTTCACATCGACGAATGGGCACACGTTCCGTCTGGACCTTCCTGATGGTGCAGGCAAGTACAAAATATTCTCTGCTCACGTTGACCAGGCAGCCGGCCAGACTACCGGGTGGGATTTTACAGACGGCAGTGGCTCAACGATTGTGAGCGTGACAGGTGCGACGACATCAAGCACATACCGAGACATCAACAGCAACAGCAAGGCAGTTAGCGGATTCAGTGCGAGCGGTGAAACATACGTTGAGCACACGTTCTCAAACGATCACCTGCTTATCGTTCGCAATACGTCGCTCAACTCTGGCAACGGTGTCCTCTCTGCCGTGTGGGTCGAAAAAGCTGACGATGCAAGCATGAGGCGGACAAACACGAGCGGAAACTTTCAACAGCTACACGGTGGATTAGACGGATGAAGTTAAAAGTAAAGCAGGGCGTTACGTCAAAACTCGTGCGATTCTTTGTCTCTGACAGCACTGCGACTGATGGCAGGGGCAAGACTGGGATTGCGTACAACGCCAGCGGATTGTCGGCCTACTACATCGGCGAGGGTGATTCGACTCCAACACAGATCACGCTCGCCAGCGGTGCAGTAGGCGTTTGGTCATCTGGCGGATGGTCAGAAGTGAGTGCGAGCTACCTGCCTGGCGTTTATGAAGTCGGGCTTCCTGATGCTGCAATTGATGCAACCAGCAATTCAGTCGTTGTCATGCTCAAGGGGGCGACAGACATGGCACCAGTGCTGATTGAGGTTCAACTCGTTGCCATTGATGAAAGCAATGCAACCACACTCGGACTGACAAACCTTGATGCTGCAATCAGTAGCCGCAGCACTTTTGACCATTCAAGCAACCAAGTAACAACAGACAGTGCAAGCCGAACCGCTGCACAGGCTGACGTTTCTGCACTTGCAACAGCGTCAGAGGTTGCCAGCATCGACGCATTAGTAGATGAAATAAAATCGGTAACCGACAACTTGCCGAATAGCGGAGCGCTCACCGACATTGCAACCGCAGCAGCAGTCGTAACCATTGATTCTGTTGCTGATTCAATTCTGGTCATTGCAAACAAGCTTGACAGCGCAATGGAGGCAGACGGTCTTGTATCTAGATTTACGACCAACGCTCTTGAACAAGCACCAAGCAGCAGTGGTGGTGACGCGACCGCGAGTAATCAGTCAGCAATCATCACTCACTTGACGGACATCAAAGGCAGCGGGTTTGCATCGACCGACACTCTTGAGGCGATTCGAGATCGTGGCGACTCAGCATGGACTACTGGCGGGAGCGGGAGCGGGATCTACTCACTGACAGTCACTTGCCAAGACAGCAGCGGAAGTGCGGTCGCAAATGTCAGAGTCAACATCGACGGAACAACAACAACGCTGGTCACAAATAGCAGCGGTCAATGCGTCTTCAACCTGGACGCTGGCGATTACTCGTTGGTCGCGAGCCCACCCAGCGAGTTTAACACTCCGGCAGATACAGCAGTTACTGTTTCTGCCGATGGATCGCAAACAATAACGCTTACTCAAGCATCGACCTCCGGTTCAGCAGGGTGGGTCGGCTGATGTATTTCTGCAAGTGCGGCGAAATGATCGAAGACAGAAAACTGTGTGCAAAATGCAACGCAGGCAGGATGAACGCTGGGCAAAAAGGGTACGACCATCACTGGCGTAAGTTGAGAGCTCAAATTCTAGAGGATCAACCGCTGTGCATCGATTGCGAAAAAGAAGGTCGCATAAAACCAGCAGTCGAACTGCATCACATTCAAGGCATTAACACAGCACCGCATTTGCGATTGGAACGAACGAACCTTGCCCCGTTGTGCGAGCGTTGTCATGACGCTAGGCACGGCAAGGTGCTCAAACGTTTTAGGAGGTATGCGTAATGGCAAGAGGAAGAAAACCGCTAGCCCCGAGTGTTCACAAAGCACAAGGCAGCTACGTCAAAAACCCACAGCGAGAAAACAAAGACGCACCGGAAATTGACGGCAAAGCCCCACCGATGCCGAAGTGGTTTAGCGACGACGAAAAAACTATGTGGCGACAATTAGTTAAAGACATGAAGTCGATGGGAATCCTGTCGTCTGATCAGCGTCAGGTGATGGTTGCGTACTGCACCGCATACGCTGGCTGGATGATGGCAAAGCGACAGTTCGATGAATGCGGTGGAATCATTACCGACTCGCGTGGCGAACCGAAAAGACATCCTGCTGGTACTGACATGCACAAGCATCGCGAAGCAATGAACAAGCTAATTCCAGAGTTTGGTTTGACCCCTGCCTCTCGCGGCAAGCTTGTGAGCATGAATCCAAAGCAAGATGACAATCCGTTTGGTGGGCTGTTGGCAAAACTGCAAAGCAGGAACTAAATGATTGCATCGGGAACGCTTCACAAGATCCAAGGCTACATCGACGATGTCATGAACGATGATATCGTTGTGTGTGATTTGGTGCGCAAAGCGGTCCAAAGGCATGTGCGTGACATGGAGCGTGAAGGCGACAAAGACTTTCCGTATTACTTCGACAGTCAGCACGCAGAGGTGGCAGTTGATTTCATCGAGTCGTTGCTATGCCACAGCATTGGCGAACACGCTGGTTTGCCGCTGATCCTTGAACCTTGGCAAGCATTTGGCGTTTCATGCCTGTTTGGTTGGAAGCGTGCAGACGATAGCACTCGCAGGTTTCGCAAAGCTTATTGGTCAATGGGTCGGAAAAACGGGAAGAGCACGCTGGGGGCAGCGTTGGCAGTGCTGTTGGCAAGCTTCGATGTGAATCCCGGTACAGGCAAGCCCGAAGCAGTGGCAAACGTGATTCTGTGTGCAACCAAACGAGAGCAAGTTGAAAAGGTGATGTACGCCGAGATCGAGCGCATGCGAATGCAGAGCAAGCACATCAAAAAGATGAGCACTGCGATAAACAAGCAGATTACGTTTGCTCACAATCAAGGCTCGATACGATGCGTTGGAAGCGACAAGCCGTATGACGGTTTGAATCCACTTGCAATCTTGCAAGACGAATTGCATGCATGGCGAGAGCACCATCGAGGTTTTTACGACACGATGCAGACTGGATCTGGTGCGAGGCAGCAACCAATCATTATTACGCTGACCACTGCTGGAGATGACCAGAGTCACATTTGGCTCAGTGAATACAAGTACGCCAAAGGCATACTTAACCAAGACTTTAATGACGAACAGTTGTTTGCGTTCTGCTTTGAGTTAGACGAAAAGGACGATGTGCTTGATCCTGAAAACTGGGTAAAGTCAAATCCAAATTTAGGGGTCAGCGTAAAGCCAACATACCTCGAACGAATGGCGAAAGAGGCGAAGCAGGATGCACTCGCGTTGAACCGTTTTAAGAGGTATCACGCGAACCAACTTGTTTCATCAACAACGCGAGCATTTGATCTAGAGTTGTGGGATAAATGCGAAGGCGTCTTGAGCGATTGGCGTGACGCAGCAGCGGTTGGGGCCGCAGTGGATCTCGGAGGGCAAAACGATCTCGCCAGTTGGTCAATTTGTGCGAAGTACCCAACTGGAGACTATACCGGCGACCATACGCCAGTTTGGCGATACGAAATACGAACGCAGTCGTACATCGCAACAAACACTCGTCGCGATTTGACAAAGCAACCATTTGCACAATGGGTGCATGATGATTTGATTCGCCGCTGCGAATACCCAGTCAGTCAAATGGAGCGGGATTTGCTCGATGCTTGCGATAGGTATCGGGTTGATCAACTGGCATACGATCCGGCGGGAGCACAGCAGTTTGCGGAAAACTTAAGCCAGCAAGGTATACGCGCTGCTCGCATGGGTCAAAACTGCGGAATGTTCAACGGTCCAATCTGTGAGTTCCGAGCAGCAATGGCAGAGGGCAGATTGCTGCACGATGGCAACCCACTTTTGCGTTGGTGCATGGGCAACGCAGTCCTCGTACAAAACACACAACAGCAAGTGATGTTTACGAAGCGAGATTCTAACGAAAAAATAGACCCCGCCGTGTCGAGCGTTATGGCGATGTGGGTTTGCATGGTCACCGAACCCCGAATCGACGGTCCCCTGTTCATTAGTTGAGTAACACAATGATTGATTTTGTAAAGAGAATTCTGAACACTGGACTTGCCAAGCCTGCCGAGTGGTTTGTCAACGCAGTGACAAGCGTGAAGAGCGACAGCGGCATGCGGGTCACTGGCATCAACGCTATGGGACTGCCTGCTGTTTGGTATGCAGTCAGCAAAATTAGTGGTCACGTTTCCCAGTTACCGCTATGCGTACACAAACGACTCGATGAGGGTGGAGCAGACAAAGCATACTCGCACCCAGCGTATCGCCTGCTGAAAACGCGACCTAATCCGTACATGACTGCGGCTCAGTTTAAGGAAACGCTAATGGTGCATGCGTTGATTTGGGGCAACGCAAAAGCAGCAATCGTGCGTGACGGTCAGGGCAACCCAATCGAGTTGTTGATCATCGATCCAACTCAGAGCACTACGGTCTACCATGAAGGTAGCAAGATCCACACAGTTAACCTGACGCCTCATGAGCGGCTAAATGCGTTCAACGAAGGTTACGAGGCAAAAACGCTAATCATCGAGGACAAGGATGTTTTGCACATACCAGGTTTAGGTGCAAATGGGGTCAACGGATTGCAGTTGTTTGAAGTTGCGAAGAACAGCATTGGACTTGGGTTGGCAGCGGAGAAAGCAACAAACAAAGATTTTGCTAATGGATCGCGACCAGGCATCATGCTGGAAGCACCAAGGTCAGCGTTTCGCGACAAGAAAGATGCCGACGAGTTTTTGTCCTCGTTTAACACTTGGCACAAAGGGCTCGACAATGTTGGGCGTGCAGGTCTTATACGCGAAAACATGAAAGTGCATACGCTAAGTCACGCAGACACAGCATCGTCATGGGTTGAGCAGCGGAAGTTTCAGCGGCAAGAGATTGCGTTGTTGTTTCAGCTAGAAGGAATTTTGGGTGACGACGAGTCTGTCAGTTACAACTCGATGGAGCAAAAGAACCTCAACTATCTATCCAACTGTCTGATGCGGTGGTTGGTTCGCATAGAACAGGAGTGCGACGAAAAACTGCTCTCCGGTCGCCAAAAGCGTGCCGACTCGCACTACTGGAAGTTCAATACCGCTGCACTACTGCGAGCAGACTATAAAACGACTGTTGAAGCACTGGGGCTCGCGATCACGCACCGCATCATTAGCCCCAATGAAGCACGGGCAAAACTGGACATGAACCCCTATGACGGGGGCGATGTGTACGAGAATCCCGCAATCACGCCGGGGCAAGGCGACAGCGAGCCTGAAGAGCCGCAGGAGGCTCAGGAAGAGCCGCTAGACGCCAATTCCCTCGCGATAGTCGCACACATGGAACATCGCCTTAAAGTCGAAGCTGGGCATGTTCTCAGAGCCGCAGGCAATTCAGGAAACTACATCAGTTGGCTCGACAAGTTTTACGACAAGCGTTGGAAAAGTACGATGGAGAACGCTTGCGAAAACCTTGGTGGTGCTCGCAGCACAGGCACGCAGCACTGCCAGCAATCCAAAGACGAACTACTCGAAATCGCAGGCTCAGTCACGATTGACGGGCTCGCAGATGCAGTTGCTGAAGCAGTCGAATCATGGCCGAGCAAAGCAGAAACACTTGCAAACGAAATCCTAGCAGGAGATTTGATCGATGTTTGATATACAAAACGCACCCGATGCCATCAAAGCTGACGCAGAAGCACAGACGGGTTTTTCACTCGCGTTTCGCAACGAAGCACAATCCGATGCTGCCGAGCTTTACATCCTTGAGCAGATTGGCGAGGACTTTTTCAGCGATGGGGTCAACGCACAAGATGTAGTTGGATTCTTAAACAGCAATCAGGACCGCGACATTCGCGTTGTAATCAACTCGCCAGGCGGATCGGTCTATGACGGTCTGACGATCTACAACGCTCTTAAATCGCATGCTGGCGAGGTCAGAGTCGAAATTGTTGGTCAGGCGTACTCAGCAGCAAGTTTTGTTGCGATGGCAGGCGACCACATTGCAATTCACCAAGCTGCCGACATTGGTATTCATCAAGCTCATGTGGTCTACGGTGGGAACAGCCACGGCATGCGTGCGATTGCTAATTATTTAGAAACAATTGACGAGCACCTTGTTGACATCTATCAGTCGCGAACTGGTCAAACTCGCGAGACAATCGAGTCGCAAATGGAAGGCGAAGACAAAGGCGTATTAGGCACGCTAATGTCAGCGACTCAAGCCAAGGAACTTGGTTACGTCGATGAAATCATCGAGAACAAAAAGAAGAAAAAGCAGTATGCGATGAAAACTGAAGCAGTCGCAAAAAAACGAATTGCTGCTCACCACAAACTGCAACTTGAAAAACTTCGTAAAAGTGTTTGACAACAAATGATGTAATCCTAGAATCGCCGCATCGAACTTGTTCGGTGAGCGTCAAGCTAGCTCATAAGCGGCGTGACTCACTGCACCAGCGATACGTTTTTGTTTAATCACAAACCCGTGCGCTGGTCGGTAGGTCACGCCGCTTTTTTTGTGGTTTCCCTACTGACTAGGCAGTAAGGAAATCCAATGTTTAAAAATCTGAACGATTACAGAGAAGAGCGAGCAGAACTGATCGCACAAAGCGAAGCGATCATTGAGAACGCAAAGCAGGAAGACCGCGAGTTGCTTGCTGATGAGCAGGCACAGATCGATGACATCATCGAGAACAAGCTTCCAGCGAATGAAGCATTTATCAAGCGAGGTGAAAACCTTAACCGTCTGCAAAATGAGTCAGCAAAGGCTCGAATTGCTTCTGGCGACATCGTTGTCCCCGGCGGAAACCAAGAGCAGGATGCACCGTTTGCTAACGTGCGTGTTCCAACAAGCGTTGCCATTCCAGCAAACCGCAAAGGTTTCAAGAACGATGCCAAAGGTGGTTACGTTTCTGGCCTTTGGGTTGCCGCGTTGGTCGGCAATCGCTGGGCAAAAAACAAGCTTGCTGACGTTGCACCTCAGTTCGCTAATGCGATGTCTGAAGGCAGCAACTCTGCTGGTGGTTTTTTGGTTCCCGATCCATTGGCAAACGAGATCATTCGACTTGTTGAAAACGCAGGTGTTTTCCGACAAAACGCTCGCGTTGTCCCAATGTCAAGCGACAGTCTTGCTGTGCCTCGTCGCACCGGCGGTCTGACCGTTTACTATCCTGGTGAAGGGTCAAGCATCACCGCGAGCGATCTTACTTTTGCTCAGGCTTCTATCAGCGCGGTCAAATATGCGACCATTTCGTTGATGAGCACTGAGTTGAATGAAGACTCGGTCATCGGAATGTCGGCGTTGCTTGCCGAGGAAATTGCCTACGGCATTGCTGTCGCTGAAGATACCAACGGTTTCATCGGTGATGGCACAAGCACCTACGGCAGCATCACTGGTGTTGCCAGTGCTCTTGCTGCTGGTTCCAAGGTGCAAGCCGCATCTGGTAAGGACACTGTTGCTGAGTTAGCTTTGGCAGATTATCACGCTGCCCAAGGAGCACAGTTGCAAGTGCCTGGAGCAAACAACAAGTGGTACTGCCACAGTTCTGTTTACTACAACAGCCTTGCTCCTTTGATGACAGCAGCAGGTGGCAACACAGCGGCAGACCTTGCTGCCGGAACTGTGCCTCGCTTCCTTGGCAGCGAAGTTGTCTTTACTCAGGTGCTCCCTGATTCAGACGCTGCTGCTGATTCGCTGGTTGCTTACTACGGCGATCTTTCGCTTGCAGCAACCATGGGATCTCGTCGAGATGTGTCCGTGAAAATTTTAAATGAGCTATATGCCGCCTCCGATCAGATCGGAATTCAGGCAACGAGTCGCTCTGGAATCACGGTACATGAAGTTGGTTCCGGCAGTGCGGGCGGTCCTCTGATCGGCGTGCAACTGGCAGCTAGCTAGCTATGAAGGTTGTATTAAAAAAAGCGTGGCTGGGGTTTGAACCTGGTCACGCTTTCACGGAAATGAACGGTGGGTTAGCAGCAACCTTAGTCGCAAGTGGATTTGCAGAATTCCATGCCAACAAAGTACGCACTAAATCGAACAGTCGGTCCAAGCAGCGAGCCAGTAAGTCTGGCGGAAGCAAAGGATCATCTGGAGCTCGCGGCAAGCGATAGTACGCACGAAACAAAGTTGTCTCGTTTTATCTCCGCAGCACGCGAGCGTGTTGAGGCAGACACAAACTATGCTTTGATTTCGCAGACGTTCACGCTTTCCCTTGATGCGTTCCCCGATGACTACATCGACATCCCGTACAAGCCACTGACGAGCGTTTCCAGCATCACTTACTACGATGCTGACAACGCCCAGCAGACGCTCGCTACGAGCGTGTACGCAGTCGATTCATCGCGGCGAATCATTAGCCTGAAATACGATCAGGATTGGCCAGAGACTGTCGATATCCGAAACGCAGTCACGGTGACGTTTGCTGCTGGGTATGGGACTGCTTCCAACGTGCCTGACCTGTTTAAGCAACTTGTTTTGGTGCAGGTTGCTTTGATGTTTGAGGATCGTGGCGACATGACCAAACGGACTCATTGGGAAACTGCTTACGAGCGTTTGTTGAATCCTGTCAAACGGAGCAACTACCCGTGAGAAGAGCAGGAGCAGCAAGGCATCGAGCCGACTTTACTCAGCACGATGGAACGCAGGATGGTCATGGTACACCGACTTACCGCGTTGCAGGCGACTGGGATACGGTCGTTTCATCATGGCCTTGCGAAATGCTGACTACTAATGGTGCTGAAACGCTTCGCGGCGAACAAGTGCAACCCACAACAACTCATGTGCTCATGGGCGAGTATCACGGTGCAAAGGCTGTTAAGCCTGACATGAGAGCGGTCGTCGATAACGTGACTTACGGAGTGGTCGCTGCCTTCGACCCAATGGGCAACTCTCGCGAGATCCGCATCGAGTTGAAAAAGGATGTGGAATGAGCGGTTACCAGAAGAAAACAAAGTATTACAGCGATGTGGTTTACGAATTCAACCTGCCAGTCGGTCACACATGCCCGTTTGCAGAAACATGCCTAGTAAAAGTAGATAGAAACACTGGCAAGTTCGTGAACAAGTCAATTGATTACAAATGCTACGCTGCATCAGCCGAACGCTTCCCGGGAGTTCGGGACAGCAGATGGACAAACTTTAGCGTTGCCAAAGATGGTGTTGTGCCTGCACCACCAAAGGTAGCGAAACGAATTCGGATTCATGGAAGCGGCGACTTTTTTAGCCAGGCATATTTTGATCGCTGGTTGGAAATTTGTAATGAGCACCCTGAAAAAGAATTTTGGGCGTACACAAAGTCTTTGCTTTACTGGAACAGAAGGATTAATGACGTTCCAAGCAATTTAGTGCTGACTGCCAGCATGGGTGGCAAGCATGACCATTTAATTAAACATTTAGATTTAAAGCACGTTGTTGTTGTCAAAAGTGCCAACGACACAAACTTGCCGATTGATACAAATGACGACCTAGCAAGAGATCCAGGCATTAAGCGATTTGCGTTGGTTGATAATTTTGCGAGTGCAGCATGAAAGGTAGAAATACAGTTCAAATTCACGATGACGGGAGCATGGACGCTTTCTTGGCAAACTTTCCAGTTGAACTTAGGGAGCGGATGCTAAAGCGTGCGTTAGCAAAAGCGTCACGCATTATGGCTAGGGAAGCACGGCGAGGTGCAAAGCGAACAAAGCCTGGTTGGGGGCAACCTCGCGGTGGGCGAGGGCGAGAAGAGCCCTTGAACAGAAGCATACGCAGCAAGGGTTTGCCAACGAAAGGTAGCCGCGTTGTGCATAGAACGCGAACAACAGGCAAAGCAAACATACACGCGGTGGCGGCAGAATACGGTCATGAGAAAGTGATATTCGGAAAGCGAGTCGGTGGCACTGTCACAGAGAAAAAATTCTGGCGACCAGCAATTGACCAGACTCGAAACTCGCAGCACCAAGAAATTATTAAATCGCTTAAAGCAGACTTGCAGAACATAGCAAAGTTTTAAATGGCAGACATTAGCGCAACCATACGAACTCTAACAATTGCTGACAGCGATGTGTCTGCTCTTGTAGGAACACGCATGTACTCAGATGTGTTGCCGCAGAAATGCACGATGCCTGCCATCGCATACCAAGTCATTAGCACGGTTGCTAACGAAGAATTAGTTAATGTTACTGCACTGACTAGAGCACGGATACAGATTGATTGTTTCGCGAAAACTCGCGGTGAGGCCAATCAGTTAGCGGAGAAGGTGAGGATCGCGCTGCACAAAAAGCATCGCGGAGATAACTCTGGACAATGGATCGACGAGATCAGTCTTGCTGGTGGCGAGGAACATGAATTTGTTCAACCCGAGGCAGGGACCGATCAGCGACGATTCATAACAAGTCAAGACTTTTTTGTTTTTTACCAGACCACTACCTCATAGCCTTGGAGTTAACACATGGCATCAACTGGTAACGGCGTAACACTGAGCGTTGGTACGTCAGTCGCAAAAGTTCGTTCAATTAGTGGCGTTTCGCAAAGTGCAGACGCTATTGAAACAAGTCATCTTGGAACGAATAATTTTAAAACGATGATGGCAGGAGATTTAACTGATCCTGGTTCCTTTACTGCTGACATCATTTACACAGGTTCATCGTTTACGGTTGCCAACCAAGGAACTACAGCGCAAACCATCACTATCACTTTCCCAGCGATTTCTGGCGGGTCGAGCACTAGCCTTAGCGGGTCAGGATTTATCTCTGGACACAACTTCCCAGAAGTTCAAAACGGCGACATCATGGTTCAGCAAATCACTGTGCAGTTCGATGGTGGTGATGACTCCAGCGGATCTGCTGGCACTGAGCCTACGTTTGCATAGGTATTAGCAACAAGCTTTTCGTCGAGGAATATTTAAATGTTTGAAAAACAAAACATTACTGTTAAGCAAGACCGTGGACGTTCACTCGCTACAGGCGAATGGAAACTACGTTCGCAGTACAGGATTGAACTCGACGAAGAGTGGGTGGCGTATTTGCCATTTGATAAAGGCGCAAAGATAATTTACCTGTCAGGTACAAATCTTTCGCCGCTGACGATGGAAGCGATTGATGAGGAAGTTCGCAAAGTCGTCAAAGATGAAACACTTGAATCTGTTGTTCCACCGGAAATACCAGAGGAACTTTTGAACCCTGTTAGTGAGGATGAAATAGATGACGAAGACGACTTTGACTCGTGAGAAGCTTTTTAAAAAAGCAAAGGTGCGATACCAAGTTGTAGACGTTCCAGGTTTTGGGAAAGTTGGTATTCGCAGCGGTGGCGAAGTTCAACGATCACGGAGAGCGTCACGGATGTGGGATGCGGATGGCAAACCAGTTGAAGAGTCGTTTGCACAGCGTCGAGTGCATGCAATCATTGACCAGGTAATGGTCGATGAAAGCACGCCGATGTTTTCTGAAAAAGACGCTACAGACTTAGGTGCTCTGGATTCGAGCGAGCTTGACCCATTGTTTGCTGCGATCACAAAATTTAACGAGGTTGAAGACGTTGGAAAAAAGGACGTATCGAGCGATTCAAGCGAGAGTTGAAGCGTAATCACCGATTGCGATATGCGTTTGACATTTGCAAGGACTTGGGAATTGATGATCCAGTTTGCTGGATGAATTCCGTTCCTCCAAAAGTGTTGGATTTTTGGTTAGCCAGAGCGTTGCTGCTCGCAGAAGAGCAGAAGGAAAACATGGAACCTGACATGATGACTCCAGAGAACCTTGCAAAACAGTTAGGTGCAAACCATGCCTAGCGGAAAAATTGGATCGCTTGTTTACGATGTCATCGCTGACACTCGGCAGTTCACAAAAGGACTTATTCCTGCAAAAAAAGAATTGACTGCGTTCAATCGCATGATGATCAACACTCGCACGCCAATGGAAAAGCTTGGCATTGAGTTTGATGGGATTGCGAGAGTAGCACGAAGCGGTCTTGCACCAATCGATGCACTGTCTCGGACAGTTGGACAGCTGGCGGTTGAAACGAAAGGCGGTGGTCGAGAAGCTCGAGAGTTCGCACAAAGCTTAAGAAAACAAGCAGGTGCAATTGGAGGTGCAAATCTTGGAACGCAGAGGTTAACGGAAGCAGAAAAAAACCTTCAGAACCATTTGCGTGCAGTCGCAGACGCAAGTGAGCAGGAAGTTAATTCGCTTAGGGCAAAGCGAGCAGAAACGCTTCTCGCGGAACGAGCAGCTAGGCAAGCCGCTGCTGCTGCTGCACAACAAGCAGAAGCAGACAAAAAAATTGCAGCTGAAGCAAAGAAAGCAGCAGAAGCGTTGCAAAAGCGTAAAAAAGCAATTGCCGAGGCAGCATCTGCCGCAACTAAAGCTCGGCAGCAGAGCCGCCAAAGAAGCATTGACTCTGCGAAGGGAATAGCTAGCCAGAGTGAAGCAGCAAGATTGTCTAGAGTACGCAGCGAGATTGAAGCAACCGTCCCAGCAGCAAAAAAGTTGGCAACGCGAATGGCAGAGGTTCGGCAAGAATTTGCTGCTGGAAATATCTCGCAGGAAGCCTTTGAAAGAGTACAGCGTAAAATTGCACAAGAATTGCACGAAACTACTGCTGCCTACGCTAAAGAACAACAGCAACTACAGCAAAACGCACAACAACTTTCTCGCGTCAAATCACTTGTTCAAAGCCTTGTTCCGCAGCAAGATCGGTTGCAACAGACAGCAAGCGAACTGCATAGCGAATACAGAAAAGGAAATATTACATCAACAGAATATCAGCGTGCGATTAAGCATCTTCGCGAAGAGTTTAACAAGACTACCGATGCATACGACAAAAAGCAAAAGCAGTTGCAACAAAACCAAGAGCAACTCGCGCGTGTTAAATCACTTGTCGCAAGTCTTGTTCCGCAACAAGATCGTTTGCAGCAAACAGCAAGCGAGCTTTTTACAGAGTACAAAAACGGAAATATTACTCTAGCGGAATACAGGCGTGCAATAAAGCACGTTCGTGAAGAAACCTACAAAACCACTGATGCATACGAGAAAGATCAAAAGCAGTTACGCGAAAACGCACAACAACTTTCGCGTGTTAAATCACTTGTTCAAAGCCTTGTTCCGCAGCAAGATCGATTGCAACAAACAGCAAACGAATTGCATAGCGAATATAAGAAAGGCAATATTACATCAGCGGAATATCAGCGTGCGGTTAAGCACCTTCGTGGCGAATACAACAAGCTTGACCCTGCTGTCCAAGAAGCAGACGCTAGATTGCAAAGAGTGCGTGCAACGGTTGAACGCACAATCACGCCAATGCAAAAGCTCGAAAAGGAACAACGAGAACTTTCTCAAGAGTTTAAACGCGGCACCATCAGTGCTCAGGAGTATCGTCGGTCGTTAGCAATGCTGATGCGGCAAAAAAGAGAACTTTCGCCGACGTGGAACAAAACCACTAAAAACGAAAAAAAGCTAGGTGCTCAATTTGCAGCAATTGCAAAGCATGTTGCTGGAATAACACTTGCATACAAAGCTCTAGATCAAGTTCGCCAAGGTTTGCAAGATGCTTTTGACATGGAGCGAGCGACGAAACAGTTTGAGATTTTTACAGGAAGTGTTCAGCAGTCAACACGCATCATCGCAGGCTTGCGAGACATCGTTGCTAGGACTCCTCTGACTTTTGCGTCAGCGCAGCAAGCAACAAGAACGATGATGCAGTATGGCGTTGCGTCAGAGGATGTTTTATTGCGGTTGCGTCAGATTGGCGATGTCAGCGGCGGCAACCATGAAGCGTTGCAGAGACTTGCACTTGCAATGGGCCAGGTCACTGCTAACGGCAGGTTGCAAGGCCAAGAACTTCGTCAACTCATCGAAGCTGGCTTCAACCCTTTGCAAAGCATTGCAGAGAAAACTGGCAAAACGATGTTTGAGTTACGAGTTGAAATGGGAGAGGGCAAAATTTCCGCCGAGGACGTTGCAAAATCTTTGGACGCTGCAACGTCAGCAGGTGGAAGGTTTGCAGATGTGCTCGAAAGGATCGGAACAGAAACGAATGTAGGTAAAATTGAACGACTTCGAGGGCAGTTGCAACTGCTTCGACAGGACTACTTTGAAAATCTAACAGATGGACTTGGTGACATAGGAGGCAGCGTTGCTGATGACCTGACTGAGCAACGCGCGGCAGCTAAAAAAGCAGTGTCCGACCTTCGGAAGGGTTCTGGTGATGGATTGAAAGAGTTTGCGATGGCAGACTTGTTTTCTGGAGGTTTAAAGCAAATGGCAGGGATCATTGCTTTAACAAAAGAACTGAACACAGAAGAGGAAATCAGGTTTAAGCTTGTAAAGGAAATTTCAAAGGAGCAGGCATTTGCTGATTCCGAACAAGGCAAAGCCTTAGCCGAGCGTATCGGTCAGTTAAAAAAAGAAACAGACTTGCGCAAACGTTTTTTGGAGTTTTCAAGTCAGTTTTCTGATCCTACTAACGAGTTAAAATCTGAATTTGACCGTGAGGAAGAACTGCGAAATGCCGACGCAGCAGGGGTACCGGAAAAAGAATTGGAAATGCTTAGAAAAGCATTAAACGATTCAGCGCGACTTGAAGGTTTAGAAGCGATGAATGAAGAAATGAAAAAAGTGTTCGACTTAGGCCAAGAATCTATAACCGAAACAAGAAATAAACGAACGGACAAGGATCAAGCGAAATTTGATTCTGATGAATTTATTGACAAACACGGGTTTGCAGGCTCAGAGGCGCAAATCAAAGCAGCAAAAGATTTTGATGATCGTATTCTGCGAGCGTGGGAGAACTGGCAAGAAATTGAAGGTCTTGCAGACGATGGATTTTACAGCAAATTTAAAGAACAAAACTTGCAGTTTGCGGAGCAGGCTTTTGAGGAATTGATGGACGCGCAGCAACACGCAATTGATGTAGCCGGTAAAAACGACATCGACAAAGGAAAAGATGCCCTTAGCACTATTGCAGCAGAACGAGAGAAGCAACTCGAAGACAGAAAGCTGTCTGCCAAGCACAAGGAAGCTGTTGCTGCAACAAGAGGATCAAAGGCAGAATTCAAGCTTCTCAGTTCAATGCAAACGCAGAGACTAAATGCAGAACGTCAACGACACAAAGAAGCTCAGGATTTGCGAACTAAAATGAACAAAGCATTAACTGACGTAGGCTTAAATTTAGCCGATTTGCCACAAGCAATTCAGAACATGCTACCGGAGGCAATCTAATGCCAACATTTGAAGTGTTTGAAGAGCGATCTCAAAGCTTGAAGATTACAGGCACAGATGACTCGATCAAAACTGTCTGGAACAAAGACTACGCAGTGCAGGTGACGCTTTCGGGAACAGAAACACTCGCAAGCATTGATGCATACGATGTGATGACAGCGACTGGTTTGCCAACAGTCAATCGCTCAATCTATCAGGTAAACAACAAAATCATCCCGTTCGTTATCTGCCGAAGCAAAACCTGCAAGCCCATAAACAAGGCTTACACTAGGTGGACCGTAAGCACGCAATTTGAATCAACGATAAAGCAAAACAACGACGAGGCAAACAACGCACCTATTGCCAAGCCTGCTTCAATAGCAGACCTACCCGTTCGCGTAGTTCCAGTCTTTGGAGAAACAGAAAAGGTCATCTATCAAGACAAGTCTGACCTAGAGGTTGAGTGCGCCAGGACTCCAGCAAAAAACTGGTGGACCGAACCCGTGATGGAAAAAATACCAACGCTTGCTTTGCAAATTACACAGTATGAATCATACATTAGCTACGAAACCTTGTTAGATAGAAAGTTTAAGGTCAACGACGATCTCTATCGAGGACAAGCAAGATTCGACTGGCTGATTACGGAAATTGAGCCAACTGAAGTAATCGTCGAGCTAGCCAGCGGTCCTACGCAAGCGGTGCAGATCACTTACACGGTCGCTCACTCTCCTCATCTATACGGATGGAAAGAAGACCGTGCTTTAATTGATTCGCAGTACCTAGTGAACCCTGGTGCAAACGAAGAGATTAAGTTGTTCCAAAACGATCAACCTGGAACAAAGTCGATAGGGTTTATTACCATCGCAGGCGAGCAACGCGGTGATCAGACTGGAGCACCTGATTACATTCAGTATGAGCAATATGATGACATTGACTTCAGTTCCTTTTTGCGAGCGTAACATTGTCAGGATTCTCATTCGCCAAGAAGCAAGACATACAGCGCGTGTTGAAAATGATCAACGCGCCGATGCATCACACGATGATGCCGCAGCACACAACTGCGCCGATAGATTACAACACGGCAGGGTATGTCTACCTGACTGGCAACGGAGGAATTCCTGCTCGAAACGGTCAAGTCTGTGGTGTTGCAGAATGCACTCCATACTTCATTGATAGAGAAACAAATGAACTGACTGAGTTGCTCAAGAACAACGGTGAGTCGCAGACTCATACTGTTCACAACATCGCGACAGACAGCGTTCCTGCGAACACTTACATTAATGCTCTTCGCACCTTCGACCGAGTCGTTGCGTTGAAAGAGTTTTCTGCTGGAGCAATGATCGCTTTTTATGTTCCAGAGGATTATAACCCTCCGACTGCAACCTATTGGTATGTTTCAATAACAGCAACGAGTAATCCCGTTGGTCCAGAAGACGATCCCCCAATGCCGGTCGAAGGGGACAACACAATTTTGTACAAGGGCCGAAGCTACGACAGCTACTCTAACGGTGCTGCTTACCATACCTACGTTTGGATAATACAAAGTTGCAACAGCATCGACATGGGTGCGTGGCTTGAGAGCACCGGACCCCAGTTAATCGATGATTGGGTTGCTGACATTTACCAAGGCGACGATGGAAATAAGGAGTGGATAAGAAACGCGACAACTGTAACGAACAGTTTACGCGATACGCACATGACGGTTATCGACACTGAGTTGACGCAACCTACTGATTACATAGAAAGTGACATCATCGCGTTGCTTGACGCAGACGATTGCGATCCTGATGAACTTTGCGCAAACAGTGAAAGTCCATCATTGAACGTCATCGGTCGTTCAATGAAAGTTGACATCATTGCTAGGACTTGTGGCGTAAATCCAGTTCCACAAGAATCAAACAACCAAGTAACTGTATATGACACAACTGGCAGTTTCTTGTATGGCAGACGATTGCAGGATGCAAAAGGTCGGTATGGCATTGCTGCCTACATGCAGTCAGATGGCGAATACGATTGCCACTGGATGATTACTTGGCTGGACTGGTTCGATCCCTTGCAGGTAGTTCATGATGTAATCATTGGAGAAAACGGGATCACGATTGAACGATACAAGGTAGACGTTTGGCGAAAGTGCAAGCTTCCTGTTGAATTTGTGGAAGGCGAAACCTGCGAAGGTGATTACTACATTAATCCAAGCGGAGCAACGTAGTGCCTCTAATTTATCACAACAACAAACCGTTGTTTGTTAATAATAAAATCGCATTCGACAAAGCTTGCTGCTGCAACAATTGTTCTCGCGCATGCATCGTTGTTCGTTTAGCTTGGTCAGCGATTAGCGTTACTGGCAGCGAACCGTGGGAACCTGTGAACGCTGGTACTTCGCCACCAGGCCCAACATTATCGTCGATGGAATCGACAATGAAATGGCATGCTCACAGTTACGACACAATATCAACCAACGCACCTAGAACTGGTTATCACACACATGTTTGGTTGATGGAAGTCAAGTTCAACGCATTTGAGCAGGCAACCGGCGTGCCAGCGTTACTTCCGCTTGATAGGTACGTTGCAGAACTAGAAGCGTGGAAAAACAGTTTGCTGCAATCGATTACAGGCGACGAGTATGTCTGGCAACTCACGCCAACGACTGAAGTCATTGGTGGCAATGAATGCCTGACAACATTCTATGCAGAAGAATGGGCAAGGCCGCCGCTCGAAATGTCAGGAGTCGCAAACCTGTCTGGCATACCGTACTGGGAAGGTGCAGATTTGTTTGGGCCGGACTTTGATACCAGTTACCCTGACTGCACGGCATACCAGCCATAAACATGAGTTGCAAAACAAACACATCTGTACCTTCTGGGCCAATGCCATTGTTGATTCTTCAACAGCGGCAACAAATTTGCGATGCCTGCGAGCACAACAAGCATGGGGTTTGCAAGATTATTTCACGAAGGCATACATCAGCAAAAGCAATCATTGCTGATGGTATAAAGCGGGGCTCGCTAAAATGCCCGGTTGCGAAATGGAATTCAATCAAACGCATTTGCCCAGGTTGCAATCGACGAATTGAGGTCGATGAAATTAGCAATGTATGTCGCTGGTGCGATGTAAAACAAAAGTGTGGGGGTCGCGGAGGTGCAGCGGGATCGAAATTCCGAAAAGGCAATCCGTTTAGTTTGACGCAGGGAAAAGCGATGTGGATTTCAGCAGAAGACTTGGCAAGAGATGCAGTTCGGTTGTCGCAGTTGATACCAGCAGAAACTAAGGCAATTGTTGGCGTTGCAAGATCAGGCATCACGCCAGCAAACATAGTTGCAACAATGCGACATCTGCCTCTGCTGGCAGTTCGGCAAACGCTCAATGATGTTATTGAGGTTGGTAATGGTTGGCGTATGGGTGGCAATAACCATGTTAAAATCAAGCCACATGAAATGGTTGTTGTTGTTGATGATACGGTGATGACCGGCAACTCATTCATTTCAATTCAAGACATTGTCTCGCGAACATTTCCAAGACACAAAACAGCAGCGTGCTACGTCAATCCGTTGGCTAAGAAAAAGCCGGACATCTGGATCAGAGAACTTCCTGCACCGCACATTCTTGAATGGAATATATTTAACAGCGTCTACAGTCCAAGTATCGCGGTGGATTTTGACGGAGTGCTCTGCGACGATTGCCCACTAGGTGATGATGATGACGGGCGAAAATACATTGAATTTTTGACTAACGCTCGACCAAAGTATGTCGTTCGCAAAGCCACGATACCTCTGATTGTAACCGCAAGACTTGAAAAGTATCGAGCGATAACAAATGAGTGGTTGCAGAGACATGGGATAACGTGTCACAGGCTTGTGATGCACCCAGCAGCAACGCTTGCGGAAAGAAGACGCGATGACATTGCTGCATTTAAGGCAAGAGAATATTTAGGTTGGGTGACAAGTCATCGAGCTAATCCAGCACCAGCTATGTTTGTTGAGTCGGAGGATCGCCAAGCGCAGCGAATTGCACAATTGTCTGGGAGGCTAGTTGTTTGCCCCTCGTCTCGGCAGGTCTATGGAGATCCTCGGCAATGAGAACAGCAGTCACGCTTGTCGCTAAAGGTCCATCGGCTAAAAACGCACTTGCAATTGTGCGTGATGGAGATGCTATCGCATGCGTTAACGATGCTGGCATGCTGCTGCCAGGCGAAGAGATTGATTACGTTTTTTTTAGTGATGCAAATGTATTCCCACTGCTAGAGCCAATGCGTGATCGCTTTGAGCGTGCCATCAGTCGAAAGATGAATCAAGCGCAATTGGAAAGCATGCCTGACTGGCTTGTCATGCGACACAGCATGTACGACGACATCAGTTGTGCAGGCGAGCACGATGAACTTTGCCAGCGTGTGATACTTGGTGGAATTATGCACCACCATAGTACGCCTGGTGCGTTGCACTGGCTTGCAAAGTATGGGAAGTACAACACGATTCGAGTCACCGGCGTTGATGGTGGAACACGTTACGCCAATAACCTGTCTGCAACTGGTGCAGCAAAGTATGACCTCGATGAGTGGGCAACGGTAACGAGGCGGGTTGGTGACATTTGCTCGCGAGTTTATGGAACGGTTATCGAGTGGCATTCATGAAAGTTATCATTCCAGCCAAAGCATGCAGCGAGCGAGTGCATGACAAAAACTGGCGACCGTTTATAGATGATTTTTCGCTTGTAGACATTACGATCACTAAGTTGATTGCTGCTGGATTCAACTCGCAAGACATTATCGTAAGCAGCGAATGCGAAAACAGATTGCAGGCAGCGGTAAAAAGGCACGGCATCGTGCCAATGCTGCGGGATCTTGCGATGTGCTGCAACGATCTCTCGCTTTGCACATGGATACGCAGCACAGTTGAGCAAGCAGGTATCGAAGGTGATGTCGCGTGGGCCCAGGTCACCAATCCGGCATTTACGCAATACGCACATTGCGTAAGCACATGGGAAAGCGTCAGACACTTCGCAGACTCGCTGGTTGTTGCCTACCCGGTCAAACGCTATTTGATGATGGAAGCAGGTAGCTGGATGCGACCAATCGGTTGGTCTTTTGGTGAGCACCACACAAAGAGTCAGCAGTTGCCGATGATGTACGAGATGCCGTTCACATTTTCAATACTGTCGCAAGAATCAATCGAGCGATCAGGCTACCACATTGGGCTCAGACCGCATTGGTTTGTTGCAGATGGCAAATGTATCGACATCGACACAGAGGACGATTACAGGGCAGCACAGGCGTATTATTCAGCAACTCACTAGCGAGCGATTCTAGACCCCCGCCTCGCGGCCCCGCAGGTTGCCCTCACCAGCCTGCGGGGTTTTTTTGTGCAAATATAGAAAAAGAGTATGCATGGTACTTGCGTAGGTGACGATACTGTGCATATACTTAAGGAACGCTAAGACGATGCGAGCTAACGGCAGCAGCCAGACGCTACTTGATTGTGCAGGGATTGACTCTGCGGCTTTAGCGGGCCGCGACCAAACGGCGCACAATCATGCTGGTGTAGTCAGGGTTCGATCCCCTGTCGCATCTACCCATACACATTGCTGGGTCGCACACATACGAAAGGTGGTGCGACCGCTGACGAGCGGCGTGGCGATCACGATTCGGTGCGACCCAGCTTTTTAATACAGAGTTACGGTAGTTTTTACGTTTTTTAGTGAGGATCAACAATGCTGGTTTTTCAAGAGAAAGAGTCTGGTGCGCTATTGAATCCTAGAGTTGAGGGAGGCTTAGGTGTGCATGAAGTGTTTGGCGACGAATACATTGGAAAATCGTGGGATGAGGCAATGCAAGATTGGCTAAATGGTCCAATGAACATTGATGCAATTCCAGGTTACGAAATTGCAGAGGTGACCAGCAATGACTAACTCAGAACGAAAGACAACAACGCAACCAGATGACTGGTGGCGTGCCTTCGAGCAGGAGGCTCAGAAACGCGGCATGACGCTCGCAGGATGGATGGGTGAGGTTTGTTCCGCCCAGTTACCAAAACGTGTTCAGGCGAAGCTGTCAGAGCGACCGGGAGCACATCGACCTAAGAAAAGTGAGGTGAGTGATGGATGATAAAAAGGTTTTGAAAGTGCTCGTGATGTGCGAGCAGTTTTTGCGTAAATACATCGAGATGACTCCCGACGAGCGAGTTGCCCATGGCCCCGAGCTTAGTGAGCTTGCGACAACTACTCTTGATCAACTTGAAAGCACTGTTGACGCAGTAGAACTTGATGTAGAGTTAGACGACTAGTGCGGCGGAATGTGGTGTTCTGCTTAAGCCAGCGGGAGTCCTAAACCTCTCCCGCTGGTCAGCACTGTCATTCAGGTTGACCCCCACCATACCGGTGATGCTCGTCATTCAGGTTGACCCCCACCATACCAGCCATGCTCGTCATTCAGGTTGACCCCCACCATACCGGCGATGCTCATCATTCAGGTTGACCCCCACCATACCGGCGATGCTCATCATTCAGGTTGACCCCCACCATACCGGCGATGCTCGTCATTCAGGTTGACCCCCACCATACCGCTGAGCTCCCAGGATCCCTGACAGCATCAACCACTGAGCTCCCAGCTTCCTGGCAGCATCAACCACTGAGCTCCCAGGATCCCTGGCAGCATCAACCACTGAGCTCCCAGGATCCCTGGCAGCATCAACCACTGAGCTCCCAGGATCCCTGGCAGCATCAACCACTGAGCTCCCAGCTTCCTGGCAGCATCAACCGCTGAGCTCCCAGCTTCCTGGCAGCATCAACCACTGAGCTCCCAGGATCCCTGGCAGCATGAACCACTGAGCTCCCAGGATCCCTGACAGCATCAACCACTGAGCTCCCAGGATCCCTGGCAGCATCAACCACTGAGCTCCCAGCTTCCCAGGCCGTTTGGGGGGGCATGCCCCCAAACGCAACAAACCCTGCCAGGGTATCCCCTGGCAGGGTTTGTAGTTTGTTAGTTTGTTAGTTTGTTAGTTTGTTAGTTTGTTAGCTGGGTTTGTGCTCGACACTAAACCCGCTGGCAATGGCAGCATCACGTTTGTCGTTTGATGCTGATTTAAGTTTTAAACCGATAACCTTCCCACCCCTGGGATCGGTAAACCTTAAATCGGTTTCATCACCATTAATAACCTCAAACCCTTCCCAGGTTTCTGGCAAGGTTTGTTTGCCAGATCGATTCCCGCTAAACTTCCCAGGGTTATGAAACACGATGGCAACATTACCCCCTTGCGATAGAATCTTAAGCGCAGTTTGTTCGTTTGTTTCTGAGCGGGAAAACGTTACCCAGTAGTTAGGCAATAATACGCCAAACCGTTTAGCATGCTTTGTATAATCGTAGAATTGACAGTTTGGGTGGTTCTCAATTATACCACTGAGCTCCCAGGCGATATCGCTAAAAACGTTTGGACGGCATGCCAGGTTTAAACCCTTACGCTCAGCTTTGTTTTCCCAACGTGTTAGCTCAGCATCAAACCTATCGTAAAACCACTGACGTTCCCGATAATATAAAACGTTTTTAGCTATCCTGGCAGCTTTGATAGTTTTAAAAATGGCTCCCATTCCGGTCTCATCCAGGCATGCATTAATGCATGCCTCCGATGCATCGGTACAAACGTTACCGATTCCCGATTGCCTGGCAGGGGATATCGATAAACCACAAGTAAGAAACCCCCTGCCAGTATTCTTCGCTAGTTTGGCGTTTGAGTCTCCATCAGCTAACAAACGTGAAACCTTAGTTTCCATATTCAAACTGGGGATACAAACCACTGGGTTTGTACCTTCCCAACGTGAAACAAACGGAACATTAGCAGCGGCGATAGTTTCGAGCAACATAGTCTTAAACCTTAAGATGTGGTGATTTGTTACTAGGGGAATCCCAGTAACTGTACGTATTGTTATGGCATCGGCTAACAATGTCAACAGCATTAATAAAAATTGAGCTCCCAGCTTCCTGGCAGCATGAACCACTGAGCTCCCAGGATCCCTGGCAGCATCAACCACTGAGCTCCCAGGATCCCTGGCAGCATCAACCACTGAGCTCCCAGGATTCTGCCATCAACTGAGCTCCCAGGATCCCTGGCAGCATCAACCACTGAGCTCCCAGGATTCTGCCATCAACTGAGCTCCCAGCTTCCTGCCATCAACTGAGCTCCCAGCTTCCTGGCATCAACTGAGCTCCCAGCTTCCTGGCATCAACTGAGCTCCCAGCTTCCTGGCATCAACCTAGCTCCCAGCTTCCTGCCATCAACTGAGCTCCCAGCTTCCTGCCATCAACTGACCT